GTGACAGCCAGGACGTCAATCGGCTGAATGCCCGTATTCCCGCCGACGTGGTCAACGGCCTGCACGTGTTTGCCGGTCGCATCGACCTGCTGCTGTAAACAAGGAGAGCCGATATGGCATTGGAAGAATTCGCCGGGGCGATGGTCCTGGAAGTGGATGGTCAGGAGGTCGAAGTGGTCGACCTGTCGCCGACCGTGCGCACGGGCAAGAAGCCCGTGAAAACCATGAACCGCGACATGCGAGTCAAGGGCTTTGCCCGTGGCACGGTCGAGTACGACCTGCGCTTGACCGTGGTTATCCCGCTGAGCGGCGATCTGGACTGGGACGACATCACCGGAGCGAAGCTGACCATCTATCCGGCAGTGCCGGGTGGCCGCCGCACGAGCTACCTGGACTGCGTCACCGTGGAAGTCGGCGAAACCTACAACGTCGACAATGAAGCCCGCCGTGATGTCTCGATGTTCGCCACCCGCAAGGTGATCGAATGACCAAGGCCACTTTTCCCACGACCGAGGTCGGCCGGCTGGTGTACGGCATCGAACATGACGGGCAAATGCACTTCGACTTCGAAGTGCGCCTGCCCACGGTTGCCGACAACATTGCCGCCCTGGAAGAGGT